CTTTACGCACGCTTGAATGAGTGGCGTGAAGATGTGCGCATTCGGCGATTAGTGGCTGGTCTAACCATGATTACTGTTGCCTTGGCTTCTTATCAGGGCTACAAATCTGTCCAGAAATGGAAGGCTACGTCACAGGAGTCTGAGGATAAAACTGTCCAGAAACGGAAAGTTACACCACAGAAGTCTGAGGATGAAGTTGTGCCAGAGTATATCTCTGAAACTACTGAAACAGCCGAGTTTGGTTTCACAACCACAATCACTACGACAGAAGACACGCGCATAACTTATGCTTTGCAAGCCGACAAACTATTGGAAACTCAGATTGAAAAAGAAGAGAAACAGAATGTCTGGTATGTCGCTAATCCGACTATATCGACTTTTGAAATTCCAGTAGCTTCTCGCAGTTTAGCCACAGCAAGCAATAGTGAAATTCGAGATATTCTCGATAAGAATTGCGTTGCGGTTAATGTTCGAGCTAATGGTCGTTCAATGACTCTGCGTGGAATCTTTGTTACTGCACAAAAATTGTTGCTACCTGCTCATGCGTTCGCGCACGTTACAGCACAATGTGTAATTAATGTCATTGATTCTGATGTCACTAAGACACACAACACCAATTACGAATTCACACTCAACAAACAAGATTTGGTTGTAATGCGTGATATGGATCTCTGTATGATCGAAGTGTCAGGAGTACCACCAAAGAAGAGTGTCTTAAAATACTTTCTAGAGGAGGAAATCTGCCCGTCAAAAGGCTTCGAACTTATGCGTCAAACGGATGGCACTTTGGATTTAATTCCATTTTACAATCTGCAGAAGGAGCTTAATGTTCCTGTTGCTGAGATAAATAGTGTTGTCGATGTATATATTGGTACTAGTGCGCAGGAAACTGCACCTGGAATGTGTGGGTCGCTTTGTGTTGGAACCACACCGAGAGGTCCGGTCATCATGGGCTTGCATCTTTTAGGCCTTGGCAATAAAGTTGGTTTCTTATGTGTCAAATTAGCGCATGTTGAAGCTCTGATGAAACATCCAAATTTCCGAAGTTTGAATGTCCAAGGTGGTGGATCTCCTATGCTTAGTTGTTCTAAACGAAAGTATACAATCCAGCCCTTGCACCACAGGAGTCTTCTTAGATATCTACCTAAAGTAAATGCCAATGTTTATGGCACATTAGATGGATTTCGAGGAAACCAACGCTCTCG